TTAACGCCCACATCTGGAACCACCGTGTAGAAGAGAACCCCAACTTCTGGCATAACGTACGTTTGTACGTCAAAGGCCGTGCTAACGGACTTCGCCTCATGGAATCATTCAGACGACAAGGAGCCCCCGACGAAGCTCTTGGAGTGAACAAGATTGTAGATGATGTCAAGAACAACTTCTATAGTCTGTACATTCTAGGAATGGAAGACCAATACATCGCCACCAACGCCGACCCCCGCTTTTGGATTGACCTGTACTACATCCGCGAGTACCTTGGAATTGAGACCAACTTTGGTAACAAGAACAAATATTCGCTTACGACAATGACCACCGAATCACCCGAATGGACCCCCGAATGGCTTAACCGCCTATTCGCTAGTATTAAGACCACCGCCGTCAGTATAGCCGACGCCTTGAAAGCCGTGTTTGAGAAAGTCTGGACTTTTTTGAAGGACATCTTTGGATTTGTTTCCGAAGCTGTCAATCAATTATTTCAGAAAATAACTTCATGGTTAGTAAAGCTGTTTGGACGTATTGTCATGAGAGGACTGGACGCCGCCATAGGTTCCCCTCGTGGTGATATCATCCGTAAAGGAGTGATATTCATCGCGATCCTGTTTCTTTTCACCGTAATGCAGGCCGCATACCTCATCACCACTGGTATGCTCCTCGCCGCATTCAGACTTGTAAAGAAACTTGGACCCAAGAAAACCCACGCTGAACAACGCGTGGAAGAACTCATGCAAGCAGAAGGACCCACCTCACCCACCGCCGCCGCCACATTGCTTGGCGCCTTAATTGGCGCCTTTGGACTCTCGACTGGAACGATCACTCGCGTGAAGAACGTAGCCCTGACTATGTCAGGACTCATGGTAGGAGGATCAGTGTTAGCATCGATAGGTTCACACCTATTTGTGATGTTGCCAATGACACTTCGCACCGCCTTGATTGAAGAATTCGGAACATCCGAAATGAAGAACAGCGCACGACTTGAGCTGTGGACTTCCAGGACACTAGCTGTACTCCAAGTACAGAAGGTGCCCTCAGTGATGAAGAGTAAAATCTTCATGGAGACTGTCAACACTCTCCTAAAGGAAGGAACCACCCTCATGTTTGCCCTGAAAGACCCCGCCAAGAAATCAATGATGTTAGGACCCTTCGTAAGAATGGGAGCACTTGCTTCAATTCTTACCCAATACAAGAACACACCGACCACCCGACAACTGCCTTACAGTTTACACATCTACGGACCCCCCGGAGTTGGAAAGACGCTTATCGTCCCCCAACTTGCTGGCCTTGTTTTTGACATTGGAAAGACTGAAATCTACAACCGCAGCAACTCTGATCCCTTTTGGAGTGGTTGTGCCGATCCGGATATGGTAGTAATGGACGAGTTCCTATACGGATCAGCACAAGACAAGATGGATGCAGGTAAGATGTATCTATCTCTGTGCTCAACTGCCCAATTTCAACCCCCAATGGCATCAACCGACAACATCACCGTAGGAGTGAAAGGCACCGTGATATCACCCAAAGTGGTAGTCACGATGAACAACACCCCGCTGTTCCACGTAGAAGGACTTGACTCAACCGCCCTGAACCGACGCCGACAACTTGTAATCGAAACCCAATGTACAGCCAACACCCGCTGGAACATCGGAGCAAACGGACGACCCTTGCCCAACAGCGTGAACCTCGCCGCGTACAACCGCGAAGAGATCGCCGGAATGGTCTGGCTCAAATTCCGAATCCACCCCGCCATCCAACACCCTGGCTACGTGCCCGACCCCAACGCCTGGATTTCGAAACAAGAACTGGTAGACCGACTTAAAGAACGCTACGCATTGCACCGCGAGACATGTGAGAACATTGGAGCCGCATTCGGAAACGGATTCGACGACAGTGTTAACCCTGAAGTGTTGATGAACGAAGTGATGCGTGAGTGCTATGGAATCCCCGTGAAATCCATAGGAGTGAAGGCTGCCATCTGGCAGCTTTTAGGATTTGGAAAGGAGGACGACTTCGCAGC